ATACTGATTATGCTGATAATATCATGAAGATTATAAATATGTGTCCTCAGATGTATCTTACCCAAGCCGTGGTTGAGGCTATCAATAAAGACGTTATTGTAAAGGGTAGGGATATTAATGAACAGCATTCTGACCTTAGCAATCTTCTTTCGGTGTTGGATAAAGAGACTATGGATAAAATAGATGGAAAAAATGAGCAATAATAATAACGATATAGGGAATGTGATGAAGAGTCAGGGATACTATGTCCCTACTCCATCAATTCCATCTCCCATGCCTTCTAAGGATAATATTTCTTCTATCCCTATACCTGTTGGCATGCGCAGTTCATCGGATATGGATAATGATGTTTTGTCTAGAGAGGGAAGCAGAAGTATTCCATCATTAGTAGAGGGTATAAAAAATTCCGTAGAGACATCTTATCATGATGATGTAAAAGCAAGGAATCCGCTTTTTCAGATGATAAACGAGACGGGTATCCCTAAGGGTAATTATGATATAACTGGGAGTAGGATCAACCTTCGTGATTCAAGGTATAGGCTGTCAACAGGTGAATGGATTCCAAAATACGAGAGTTATATCAATAACGTGGATAATGATGATCGTCTGTCAAAGAACCAAAGCGGTTGGGAGAAGACTTATAGAGGATTGGGTAAATTCATCTATAAGTCCACATTGTATGGTATAGGGGGCGTAGGTCAGTCTATATACGGATTAAAGGAACTTGTTACAAAAGGGACGTTATCCGCCATATCTGATAACGGCTTTGCCGATTGGTTAGATGATATGGATAAGCGAGGTGATTATACGCTTAATCATTATTACAGCAAGGAGGAGAGAGATGCCGGGTTCATGCCCACTACAAATTTCTGGACGAATGATCTTCTATCTGGTGCGGCATTTACGGCTGGAGCCGTTTTGTCATCTTACGCCTTCGCTGGAGCTGGTCTTATGAATGCCGCTCGTATGGGGGCTAGGATAGGTGCTACGATTGCCGGTATGGGGAAGGCTGCTTCTGCTACAAAGACCGGGTTTAATGCTATGCTAAGAGCTGCTCGTATAGGTCGTGGTATAGGCAAGGGGTTGGATAACCTGACTTTTATGAGTACTTCTACGCTTTGGGAAGCTTCCGTGGAATCAAGGAGCGGGCTGATGGAGTCTGAGGAAAACTTCAAGCAAGCTTACAGGAACGCTTACGGCAGAGAAGCCTCATATGAGGAACTCATGAAGTTCAGAGCTGATAATGCTGATGCCGCTAACGCTATATTCGCTGCCAATATCGGTATCCTTACGTTATCCAATATAGCTATGTTTGGTGATATGTTTGGCATGGATCTGGGCGTGGATAAGTTCATAAAACGCAATATATTTGGCGTAGGAGCCGAGAGAATGGACAACGGTGCACTAAGGGCTATAACACCAAAGAAATGGCAGAAAATAGCTGGTAATACGTTTAATATCATTAAGCGACCGGTATCTGAGGGTTTGTTCGAGGAGGGTCTTCAAGGTGTGTCCAGCAAGTCCGCGGAGGATTGGGTAGAATCAAGATACAATCCTATGGCTATCCGTCAGAACATAGGTTATATGGAGGCTATAAAGAACGGGTTCAAGGAAACATACGGGTCTAGTCAAGGCTGGAAGGAGATCGGCATCGGTATGATTATCGGATCGGTTATGGGTGGAAAGACCTTTGGAGGTATAAAGGAATGGAGCCAAGACATGTCCAGGAACAAGGGGATGGTGGATGCCTACAACGCCAATGCCGGCGCCTTGACTACCGCCGCTATCCGTGCTATTCGTGGCAGTATGGCTCTGAACGCTCAATTATCAGGCTTGAAAACGGATAATAACGCTGACGATATACCTAATTCTAGAATCGTAGATAAGACTTTTAGTGACGCTGTATTCAATCGTCTTCGTTATGATCAGGAAATGGGGATGTTAGATGATACTAAGGAGAATTTCAAGACAGTCATCGAGTCTATACCTAATAGCGATATAGCCTCCGATATGAATATGACAGATGAGCAGGTCAATGAGTATAAAGCCGATCTTGTCAACGAGTTTAATAAGAAGGTGGATAATTTCATTATGGCCAACAGATTCGCCGACTCCCTTACCGATGGTATATCCAATAGGTCGTTTAACGCCTATATCTCCAATATGGCTTATAATGGCCTTGAGGCGAAGGATAATTTGAACGATATTGCCAATCAGTTAAGAAGGATATACAATACGGATATAGGCCCCGCTCTTGATATATATTCTCGTCTTAATCCTGATTCGAGCAGGGATCTTGAAGAACTCAGGAAGCTTACGGATGATATACAGAGGATGGAGAAGAATATCTTGAGGCTTCAACAAAGTGTCGCGTCGAAGGACGCTCTTGAATCTGATAAGGCTAAGTTGGTCAAGGAGAATGATAGGCTTCTTAAATTAACAGAGGATAGGATCGCATTGGAGAGGAAATTAACTACGTTAATTAACTCAGAGGCTGATATATCTAAGTTGTTCTTAAATAGAAATGATTCAAGGATCAGTGCCGCTGATCTTATGGCGGCTTATGATACTATAGCTGATTTTGAGAACGTCGTATCTATCCGTGGGGTTGATAATTATAAGGAGGCTATGGCATTGCTTAGTGAGTATCGTCATAATCTTGTGGCTTATAAGAATATAAACGAGTCTCTTCGTCGTATGCGTGACAGAAGATTCATCCGGGCGCAGGAGCGCGGGTTCATGAAGATATTATCGAACGTATGGGGTAAGACTTATGAGGAGGATGATAGCAAGTATGATTTCAGGAATACTGATAATCCTGATGCCAATGATCTTTACGCCAACGACCAAGCTATAGACAAGGCTTACCAAGATGGTCTTATAGGGGAGGATGAGGCATTTATGTTCAAGACATATAATCATATGATAGCCAGATCTATGGAGAACGAGATTAAGACCGATGAAGGTAATATAGTCGAGAGGGTTCCTGATGATGAGGATATCATAAATCCTTCTGACGATAGAATCAATAATATAGCTATAAAGATATGGAACGGTAATGAGGATGTCTTATCTCCTAGGGAGAGACAGATATATGATAATAACAAGCCTCGTGTCGATAGTCTAGTTAACGGGTTTGGGGATAATCCTATTTCAAGGATCAATAAGGCTAGATCGATAATAGATAGATTGAAGATCCATGATAATATTTATGATAATATCAAGGACGCTGTTGATGATATTGTAGATATGAATATCAATGGTCTTGATCAGGATCAGATCAAAGAAGTTATAAAGACTTATAATGATCTTATGAATGAGGCTGACAATGGCAATGAGATTGATCAGGATAAGCTTAATGAGGCTATTGATATTATCAATAATTATTCCAATGGGCCTCTTCTTCAATTCGTGGAATGGATGAGGTTGTATGATAACGGAAGTATAGCTGTCAAGGATTACGATAAATCCATACCTATGGGTGATGTCCTCACAGAGAGCGAACCCGGGACATCCACCGGCAGGACGGAAGTTAACGCCGCCCAGAATCCGGTGGTGTTGATGGCCCAGAAGAGAGAGATCGGTGGGGTCATGTATTATGAGGTTGGCGGAATGAGACTTGACAGGTTTATGGACAGTCTTGGGCTTAAAAGATCTGATGCCACTGATACTGATAATGGAAGGGTGATGGATTTCACCAACGGAACCGACATATTTACTGTTATAGAGTCAGATAACCACTCAAGATGGATGATTAGCGAGGATGACGCTCAGGCTTTCGAGAACGCTACCGGTGTCATATTGGGGCGGCAAACCGCCTTGTCGACCTCCATCTGGTTCATGGTGTATCGCAAGGGGCAGGATGGATCTATTGTCCCTTATTATACGGGTGATACGTTTGGATCTAACAACGAGTCGGTGAATCAGGAAGCAGCGGCTAGCCTTCGCAAGGGTGATATGGTAAGGTTTAAGATGGATATGTCAGATCCATACACCAAGGGACTGTATGATAAATACAATAGTCTTAACGCCGTTGATCCTAATTCTGATGAGACTAAGTCGGCTTACAGAGAGCTGGTTGATAATATGGTTATTAAGATCGTGGATAGCGATGGCAATTTCGTCTCGGTGCTAAAAGCCAATGATCCAGACTCAAAAGGGAGTAACGCTGATTTAAGGAGTATGGCCTTTGAGTTATATAGGGATAATATAGGATCTGTTACTGGCGAGATTGATATACCGTTCGTAGGTACAGTTACCAGTGTTTTGCCGGGAAGACCTAATTTTAGCGTAAGTGATGATAATGGTACGTTGATGGTATCCGAGAATGATTTTACCAACGAGACGGTTGGTAAAGTCGAGAGCGTAGGATATATAGAGAATGGGGAGGTTACGATGAGGGATGATATTAAGTATAATATATTCCCGTTCTGTACGGCTATCGTCAGGGACAAGTATGGTGACTATAAAGATTCACGTATCCCGGTCGTAGCTATAAAGACAGGAAATGGAAGAAATTACCTGTACCCCGTAAGATTGAAAAATCAGGATATATCGTCATTCTCATCCATGATCGGATCGATGGCTGATAGGATTACGGAGGGTCTAGGCGGAGGCGTAAGTATTGATGATATAATGGATCTTAATAACGCTATAGCCAGATCAGGGTTGGATAATAAGACATATATGATTCCGCTGGCGGGAGACGTGGATGTTATCAAGAACCGGCTTAAAGCTGTCAAGGAAGCGGCTAGCAGGATGCCTATGACCGCTGACGTAAGAGGATGGATAGGTGATTCCAGAACCAAGGAGGATATTTTGATGAATGACGTTACGATCAACATCGATCTTAACAACGATCCTTTCATAGCTCCTAAGTTTAGGATGAGTATCAAGGAGAACAAGGTATCCAAGGAGGAGACGGAAGTCTCGTTCCCTAACCTGCCGGATCTGCCATCGGAGTTCGCCTCGCCTACGAAGGCGGCCGAGGACAAGTCTTTGGTTTCCGACGGTAACGTAGTATCCGGAGAAAATGAGGCGGAAAATCCTTGCTAAATAAAATATCTTGACTTATCTTTGCGGCGTCAGTCCATCACCTGACGAGTAAGATATTTAAAAGTTGGTCCCTGTCGGGTGTGTGATGGCCCCGGTGGGGACTCTTTATATTATGCAACTAGATTCTTTTTTACATCGGAAGATCATGCAAGACCTACGCATCCAGCGAGTGAAGGTCTTGATGATGTTATACACCAGTAACTATTTTGTCAAGGTCAGACAAAAGCAGTTGCTTGATCATACATACTCATTAAGCAGGGATCAGGCTTTCGATTATATGACTGAGTTCAATAAAAGGCTTAGTGATAAGGTTGGTATAAAATGTACGATGGATATCCTTTTACCTACCGATGATGATAATGCTAACATCATAATCGAGCACAATGGTATTATCAAGAAGTTGATGAAGGAAGCCGAGAAACTGGAGCTTGATACTGATGCTATCGAAGCCATGATGCGTGATCTTCTTGATGAGTTGAAGGATGATATTGATCTTAATATCCTGATATTTGACGTAACCCAGTTACTTATAAAATATAATCTATTTAGGTTGGAGGCTATAACCGAGCAGGAGTTCAAGAACTCTTTTGTCAGGATGGATAGTATGAATATGGAGATAAAGAAACTAACTTTATCTGATATCAAGAAGGTGGTGGAGATGATAGAGGATAGGTATAGCTACGCTTTATATATGACAGAGGAATATGGCTGATTACATTTTTTGTAAAAATATCTCTTGTTTGTTTGTAGTTTTAAAATAAGGTCTTATATTTGCGGTGTCTATCCGTTGCTAGACCAGAAGAAGATATTAATATCGCTTAGGCGTAGGCGATAAATGAGAGCTATCAGTGGGGTAACGGACGCTGGTGGCTCTCGTTGTTTTATATTATGGATGATAATTTAAAATTATTTGAGAATCCTGATTTTGGGGATGTGAGAGTATTGTTGGATGAGAAACATGAACCATGGTTTGTCGGTAATGATGTAGCTAAATGTTTAGGGTATGCAGATCCTAGGGATGCTGTAAGAAGGTTGGTAGATGACGAGGATTGTAAAATGCTGAGATTGTCAGAAGATAGGGAGGCCTACGATTCCACCCCTATTCACAATCAATATGTTAGCCAGATAAAGATTATTAATGAGTCTGGTATGTATACTTTAATTATGTCATCTAAGAAGGAGTTTGCTAAGAAATTCAAAAGATGGGTAACATCGGAGGTTCTCCCTTTTATTAGGAAAACAGGTTCCTATTCTATGCCATCTAACAATATGCCATCGAAGAATGAACTTCCATCTGATTATATAGAGGCATTAGAGGCTTTGCTTAAATCTGAAAAGGAGAAAAAGGCATTAGCTGAGGCGAAGAAAGCTGCAGAGGAAGCCAAAAGGATATCTGATAATATTATCAAAGAACAGGCTCCTATGGTTGAGTTCGCTAAGACAGCCGAAATAGCCCAAGAGACAGATATGTTGATCAGAGAGGTTCGGGAGAAGTTGGAGGCTCATGGTTATGATATAGCGGAGAAGAATCTTCGTATATTGCTTGAGGATAATAAGTTCTTCGCTAAGACCGGTAAGAGGTGGTTGCTTTCCCAAAGGATGATAGATCGTGGTTATGCTCGTTACAGATATCGTGATGACGATGAGTTTTATGGAACTAACACTGTTTATGTAACTCCTAAGGGATTCCAGTGGATCGTGTCTAAGATATCTAGGGAATGGATGCCTAGGTTCTTGGAATTAAAAGGTAGGGTTCTCAGTAGATCAGATAAGGATATTTTCGCTAAACGATAAACTCCATTTTTTATAATTTAGGATTGAGTTTTTGCCTGTTCGTGAGGATCGGCAAAAAGATTTGCACTTTTCGGAGAAACATAAGGTTTGTTATTATGTTGTTATTTTGGTGTCCCGTCCGCTCGTGAGAGTAGGCGGGATTTTCTATCTTTGTGTCAAAACGATTTAGTAATGGGTAGATCTTGTTATGTTATAAAAAATAAGGAGGGTGGGATAGATAATGTCCTTGCCCCTAATAACCAACCATCCGGATTATACCAAAGGGCGATGGAGGTGCTGGGCGACCAGAAGCAGGCCTTATCGGTCTGGGGTACGGCCTACTCCCCCGACTTCGTGTCTTTCTTTGGCGATTGGATGTCCATGCCATCGGAATATGACCTAGATAGTAACGGGGAACCTAGGTATGATGATGTCATGTCCTTTATCAAGCGGAAGAACTATTTCGCTGGCAATTTCATGGCCGATGAGGTTAAGGATATCAATAACACCCTTACTTCCTTGGGAGTCGATAATATCAATGATCTTAATGATATGATCATATCCAATTTCCTCTCCGGTGGTGATATATTTCTCAATAGGTACAATCTTGAGCGATCCGGGATGTATGACGCCGATGAGATTGATAATATCATGACCAACCGATCGGCGTATGATCGGGTAAGGGATATGATGAGGAGGATTGTCGATTTTATGTCTGACGGGGATCTTAATGAGAAGGATATGTATTTCCTGTCCTCCGAGTCAGGCCTTGGTGATGATTATATGATATATGAGGATACATATGACTCGTTAGGGAAGAGAAGGGTTTTGAATCCAATAGAAGTAAGGGATACGATCATGAGGGCGGTAGGCGGTATCAGCGACCGCCGGGAGTTCGATCAGGCTTTCGCCTCCATCCCATACCCTTCCTTGGCACTCCGGTATCAGGAGGATCAGGATTACGCAGATCGGATGTATGACACGTATCGTAATATGACCCGTATGGAGGTTCGGAGTCAGGACGGAAATACGATTACCGACTCGTACTTCAATAGTACCACACCGTATATCAGTATGCCTAAGGATATGAAGGGTCTAAGGGATAAGGTTGGGGAGATAATCGATATGGATGATTTTAAGGACATCAAGGACGTTGCCGGACGTCTGCATGACATAGCCATGGATCTTGCCGACATGGGTGTGGATATAAGCGAGGCGATCAGCGATGAGATGATTATATCCAGACCGGAGGATATCCGTGATCTTATGGCGTCGCTGGACGTCATGTTGTCTTCCATACAGGCCGGCAATTCGGTATACGATAGCTTTATCTCCGATCTTGATAGGATAACAGGAAAAGGGAACCCGATATACGAGGTTCAGGATACTTATTCTACTGGGGATAGGATGGTGTATGTAAGGTCCGGGAATACATCCCCTTCCGATATGTATGATAGGAGCATGTTGTATATGGGTAGGAATACGTACCATAACACGGCTCCGATAACCGACACCGATCAGGCCTATGAGATGTTGGCCGATATCGGGATAGAGCGACCCTCGTACTTGCCGGCTGGCGTGGTCCCCGCCGGGGCTTCCCGTTCCGATATTGGCGTGGTTAAGGATAACATAAAGAAGCTAGTTATGTCCAACATCTCATCCTCGAATACCGAGAACATGATCCTTACCAGATTGATATACCAGCATCCAGTTACCCCTGAGATGGATGATGCCGATATCGATCGGGAGTTCAGGAGATACGAGGCTAGGCAGGGAAAGGATCGGGATTTTATCAAATCCTGTACCTCGTTGAGGAAGATCCAGATCAAGGAAAGGTTAAAAAAATCGGATTTATATAATAATGTCTTACGTTTCCTTGATTTTAATGGATTTTATAATGTATCTTTGAACCACCATGACAGAGGTACGTTAAAAAGCATGGAGATGTCGTTGCCGGAAGGTCAGGTAAGGGATCTTCTGTTTGACGTGGCTATCGAGTCCGGTGACAGTAGCATGAGAAACCTTTTCTATCTGGATAGGCAGGATAGGATGATGGATGCCGGGTTTTATAGGTATCTGTACCAAAGGAATCCGGGCCTGCTCCGGGAGGTCAACGGCGGCGTCGAGGCGAGACCGGACGGTTCGTTCTTGGCTCGTGGGAGGTATGATGATTTCGTGTCATTCCAATCCGGTTTATATGAGAAGGTAGGTGAGACGGTTGATGGTGCGATATACAGGTTCGTTGATGATCTTATATACTCCGATCCATCATCATATCAAGAAAACATGGTACGAAGGATGGGTGACGTTACGGTAAGGAGTGACGATAACCGCCTGTCAAGGATAGAGGATGATCCCTCATCCAGCAAGATAGTTAATGAATACACTGCTAATACAAATAAGTTGATGCGAGATTTTTCGTGTAGTTAATCTCTCTTTGACGTCGTGAGACGTTTTCTTTCGAGCATTGAAACATTGAATTTTATAGATTTGCGATGAATCCGGGTCGTAGTGATACGCTCCGGATTTTTTGTCTTGTATCGGTTTTTATTAATCCCATTTACAAGACATGACGTACTTTGATGATGACACATATCACGATTTTAGGGCTGTTAATTTTTGAACTTTGTAACGCCCGCCATCAGGTGGGGTTATTATTAATTCAAAAATAAATAGACATGGGTACAAGTGGAGACAAAATCGTTTTGTTAGACGGTATGGGTTCCGGTAGTGGAAGCGCCACTAACGGTTTATTATCTATGATTCCGGGTATGTTCGCCAATTTGATAGGCGGAAATAAGATGGATCCGAACTTGGTAGCGGCTTTGATGAACGGTCGTAACAACCAAGACGGTTTCGGCGGGGCTAACGGTTGGTGGTTGTGGATCATCGTCCTGTTCTGGTTATGGGGTGGCCGTGGCTTTGGCAATGGTTTTGGCAATGGTAATGAGTGTTGCGCTAATGGTCTTCCAGCTCAATTGAATAACGACTATGGTCGTGAGTTACTGATGCAGGCTATCCAAGGTAACAGAAGCGCTATCGATCAGATCGCTAACGCCTTGAACTGTACTACCACTCAATTGCAAAGCGCTATCTGTAACGTACAAGGCGCTATCGATAAGGTAGCTGGTCAGGTAGGTATGACTTCTCAGGCTGTTATTAACGCCGTACAGCAACAAGGTTGTGAGATCGGTAATCAAATTAGCTCTTGCTGCTGCAATTTGAGTTCTTTGATCAACCAAAGCACTTGCCAGACTCAGCAGATGATCAACAATCAAGGTTATGAGAATCGTCTTGAGACATTGAATCAGACTAACACGTTACAAAACACTATTAATCAAGGATTGACGAACAATCGTGAGCAAGCCACGAGTCGGTTCAATATCTTGAGCGCTAAGATTGATGCTCAAACAACCTTGATTAATGATAAATTCTGTCAATTGGAAATGCGTGAGATGCAGAATACGATCAATCAGTTGCGTGATGAAAGGTCGGCTTACCAAGCCTCCGCGTTGACTCAGCAACAGACTCAGAATTTGATCAACCAGTTGAGACCTACCCCTGTGCCGGCTTATCCTTCATGCTCTCCTTACCAGACTTATGGATGGGGTCAAGCATTTTATGGAGGTAATTACGGATGTGGGTGCAACAATGGATGCTGCAACAACGGAAACGCCGCTATTTAACTCTATAAAGGAAGGAGGCTATTATGGCTTGTGTTTCTAAAATAGGGTCTCTTTATGAGTTGGTCACGAAGAACGTGGTAGTGACTACTACCAACACCATCTTCGGCATCAACCCAAGGATATGGCTGTCCTTGCCATGCGAGGGCCTTCTGCTGCTGAAAATCCGGCAGGTGGTTCCGACAACAGGCGAGACATTGCCAGTACAGATAGCTATTCCAGCGAACAGCACCGTATCCACGGTAGGTGATGACACATGCTGCCCGGTAACCGGCGTGGCTGTGGTGAACCCGATCAACGTGGCTGTGACCGGAGCGGCTATGGTTAACAACACCGAACGCCTTGTTTATTTCAACAAGGTAAGGGGTGTATTGAGGCTCATGGATTGCTGTGTGCCTACAACTTCCGCCTCGGCGTCGGAGACGACTGTTGATGAGGAATAGGTTAGATTGGATGTCTAATGGGAGGGTATTCCCTCCCGCTTAAAAATCGAGATATGTTTAGAGACTTAAAGAAAGGATTTCAAGTATATACGCTGGATACGTCCGATGTTCCGGTGTTCAGGATGGGGAATGTGGTTAACGTGTCCGAGCCTAGGTTCCAGCAACTCCAGATGGGTCAGATGGGGCAATATCAGCAACTACAGGATAGGGTGATAGATCTTACCGTGGAGATAAACGGGTCTTCCATGACCTATGTCGTACCGGAGAGCAGGGATGTCGCTATGTCCAATAACATAACTTTGGCCTGCTCGGTCGATCCGATCATGAACCAGCTTAACGCCGCTAAGAGAACCAGTTCCGATATTCTCGATAGTATCGATAAGCATAGGAGGACACTAGAGGCTTGTGATTCGATCCTTGAGGAAATCAATCCGGCTTTTAAGCAGACTAAGGATCAAGACCGGAAGATCAAGAATCTTGAGGAGAAAGTCGATAGGATGGGATCCTCTTTCGATGAGCTAAAAGAGTTGTTAATTAAAAAATTAGGTTAAGATGAGAGTTATAGATTTAGGCGGCGGCCACGATGAGGACTACGATGATGAGATCTACGATCGTAGAGGCGGCCGTGGACGTAGCAGACGTTCGGATGGAACTTACATGGGTTATGGTGGTGGAATATACGACCACTATGGCAAGGAGCATGACGGCAGAATGGATGAGCTAGAACGCCGTGAGCGTGA